CTACCAGTTTTGCGGATGAACCGGCATATCTGTAGTTCTTGGCATTTCCCAGATTGACATATATCACTCCGTCTTTAGGAGTAACTCCTTGCCCCTGCACAGGAGTTCCATAATCGGTATAAACTCTAATTTTGTCTGTTTCTCCCCACGCTGAATAATATTCGGGACTTCCCAAACCGCCCTCCGGGGTTGTTGATGCAACAAATTTATCCTTATCACGCAAATAAACTATTGATGTAGGTTTACCTGTTGATGCCTGTTTAATCGTTATGCTGGCACTATTTGCAATCTCGGTTTCGAACTCTAAGGCATCATCCATAAACATTGGCAGCTGAGATGAAGGAACCTTTCCGTTTTCATTAAGCGTGGCTACACCATTCTTAACTCCCATCTCACTGCGCTTGACCTGAGCGTCATTTGTCACATTGCCAAGTATGGTAGGATTGCTGCTTATCTTCTGCCCGTTAATTGTATAATTACCAACTGTTGTTTTTGCTGTACTAATAGCACTATCTACATAAGCCTTTACTTTATCCCAAAAATGAGACAATCCTGTTAAATCTAAGAAATTTGCCATAATTATATTCGTTTAAACTAATAATTCATCTATCTTGCCTGTTCCACCTTCTATATATCGCCATTAACATACTGGCATTTAGTGATGGTATATCCCAAACTTTCAGTGCTTCCGCTTATCTCTAGCTCAAGCCTGCGGCCTTGCGTGTCCGCATTGCGTGATACTCCGTGCAACACAACGCCACTTCCACCGATATTTCCCTTGTTATATACGTCAGGATATATGTCAAATGGTACTTCAGTAGGCGAGCCGTCTAAATCATTAATAGTCGTAATAGTCAGATAAGCCCTGCCTTTAGGGATTGGCTCTTCTAAATTGTTATATTCATTTAAAAACTCATTTATGCCGCTTTTGTCAACATTAGACAGTCTATATGTCCCGCCTGAATATGATATGCCCGTTCTGTATTGCCTTGGCAGATTAAAAGCGGCATTGAAGTTAAGGTCTCCCAATGAGACTGTCAGCAAACTATATGTTGCTGTATATCCATCACTGCCATCACTCTTCACAGAAACAAAATATTGACTCAACGAGCCGACACCGACAAATTCATCAGATTGATAAATGCCTATTGCCGTAAAACCAGTTGCGTTATAGCTTATCACAGACATCAGAATATAATCTTTTATCTTAGGCTCATCGCTTATTGGCTGCGTCATGTATAGCAACGCAAGATTGCCTGCGTTAATATCATCTAAATAAGCCTTGATTGTTGCTGTTGATGTAGTGTCGAATTTTGCTTTGCCGCTATCAGGCATCGCCCATACTTTATATACATTCATATCTTCTAACTCCTCTCTATTAGTTGACGGTAAATCCGGTAATTGCTCTAATGTTATTTCTTTTGTCGTATCTTTATCTATAACGACTTTTTCACTCACTGTATAATATCCGCTTAGAGACACTTCTATACTGACTTCAGTACCCTTTTTAACGGATATGGTGCTTTGCGCTACTCCGTTTATCTTAATCAGAGCTTCCGCAGGTACGGCTGTCACTGTCAGCGTGTATGTCGTCGTGTCTATTTCTATATATTTTCCATTATCCGCAAGAAACTTGTCGCCACGGCCCCCTGTTTCAATCTCAACCCCTGTCAGTTCGCTTATCTTTTTATATGTGCCGTCATTCGCCAGTACCTTATAATCATTTCTCAAATATCCGTCTTCTGATTCCACCTGCTCAGGAACACTTGTCACATCCCATTGGACTTCTTTAACATAAGTAGTCAACTCTTCAGGCATCTTGTCTGTGTCAAAAGCAAACTCTATTCCTCTTATTGTCATTCTCCCCTTACCGGTATTGACGGAAGCGTCCATATTTATTTCTGTGGCCGAAAGAAGCATCTTGTAATAAGTATCAGCATGATATATACGCATCTTGTCATATACAACATCTAAATAATCTGTCAATGTACTGCTCTCACTTACCACAAAGGCACCACTGAACTGATACTGATTCGGGTATTTAACCTCCAGCTTGTCTATGTAATCCTTTATAGCCAATAGCCCTTCCTTGCTAACTATCCTTGTATTACGTGGAGCGTCATCAGATCTTCGCCCTTCGGCGTTTATCTGTATATAGCGCCCTGCTGACTTTACTCCGTTTTCTTGTCTTTCCTCATCTATGACTTTGTCTACATAAGTTTTGACCTTACTGAAAAAATAAGACAGCCCTGTTAAATCTAATAATTTCATAGGCTTATATTTTTAATTACAAGAAGACATTAGCCGACTGCTTGCAATATCGTTATTCTGAAAATAAATCGTCTATCTCTCCTGTTGTAATAGTTTCAATGTCTCCTCCTCCTTGATATATCTCTACCAATTTAGTTGAACCATCATACTTATAATTCTTTAAATCAGTTTTGTTAAGATATGGTATTCCTGTTTTAGGAACTCTTCCTTTATTATCTGAGGCTACGTCCCCATATTTATCCGCATCTGCTACATTATCATTAGGTCCCCAGTTCGCATAATATTCTCCATTATAATATGCACAGAATACATTTTTACTTTCAATATAAACAATATATTCTGCCTCTTTTGTAGAGGCTAGTTTAATATCAAGGTCGGGAGGAACTAATGTGGGGATTTGAAACTCCAGCATGGTATCAATATAATTAGGAAGTTGATTATCTGTCAACTTGCCACTACCTGTTAAAGTAGCAACGCCATCAGGTGCACCTTTCTCGTTTGCACTTATTGATGTTTCTGATACATGGTTCTTCACTTTTCCCCAAAAATATTCCAGTCCGTCTAAATCTAAAACTTTCGCCATAATTATATACGTTTTATTTTTTTGTTATCGCATCTATCTCACCGTTTGTTATTGTCTGAAAATCTCCACTTCCACCCCCTGTATCTATAACAGTCCACTCGCCCCACGTACCCTGAGAAACTGAACTCGTATCTTCTTGTATATGGTAACTTCTATAATATGTGTATATTTTATCATCAGAATCACTGCCATTAAAAGGTAAAAGATAATGAGTTGTGAACACTTGTGTAAATACATGTGCCGAATTATCAGAAAAACAATCTAATACTCCTACAATATACTTTTTCTTTCCATCAACACTTTCATCTGTTACTGTAAATCTACAAGGTGCGCCGGCTGCCATATATAATTCCATCTTGGATAAATCAAAATCCAACTCATTTATACCAATAGTGTTTATAATAGCACCAGTTGTTGCCTTCTGAGACATAACAGCATCCTCGTTATTTCCTGTTTCCTGTACCACCTCAGCCCCCGTACCTGCGGCTCCTTTTAAAGACGCCAACCATTCTTCAACAGTCCCTTTAAAACCTTTAGCAACGGCAATATCGTAGGCAGAAAGGCCGGAAAGCTCCAGCGTAAGAGGCTGTAACGTTATTATGGCCTCCACATCGCTGTCCGCTGGAGCATCGGCCTGAGCAGAATGGGCAACGAGGCGCACAAAACGACACTGGTCTGCAACAGATTGACCAATATCGTTTTTCTTTGAATATACAATGATATCATACTCCCCAATAGAATACTGGTTGTCGCCCTTCCATATAGCAATAATTTTATTTTCATCTATTGTGAAAGGAAGTATTATTGGAGACATCTCTGGCTTCTTTCTGTCATGCCACGCTTTTAATACATCACGAGAGGGCTGCTGACATTTACCACCATTAAGCATTACTGTACACGTCTCAACTTTTATACAAGGATGCTCGTGATGGTTTTTATAGTCTATTATTTCTTTGCTTGGCACGACTTCTACGCATAAGTCGAGTTCTTTTAAATTTTCCACATCACCGCTTAACCTAAGCGGCCATTCAATCCTTATATCGTTGCCTATTCTTATAGATTTCATTTCTGCCTGCTTTATTGTTAATTGTATGTTATCGTTATCGTGCTACCAGGCTCAAATGGATCTGTAGTCCACCATACATACACTTGATCCTGATATACTGCCTTACCAAGCTGCCGTATTGGCTTGTCGCCAATCGTAGGAACTTTTCCAATTGGCAGGCCAACAGCAACAGTCTGCTGGTCTCCACTGCCCACTTCACGCGTGAATTCTCTATCCGTTGTTGTGCCGAATGTTTCAGGTATGTTCTCAAAAAGCTCATGCTCAAACTTATAAAGCATAGTTATATCCGCATCACCGACAATCAACTCTACATCTTGTCCAGCTCTATACCTGGGCACTCTGTCATTGAGTATGTTTGTTATGCTACGTGATGTATCAAGGCATATTGACATCTGCGGCTCCATGAGTTCAGGAGAAGTATATCTTAACCACTCCGACAATGCACGCGCCACAATGTATGCGTGTATCATCTGGCCAAGCGGCGTACACCCGGCGAGATTAAAGCTCAACGGCATTATCAATATCATCTTTATATTTCCGCTGTTCAGCATCTTATTACTTGTAGTGTGCTGATTGCTCCAGATGTATTCTTTGCACATCGACATAATTTCAGATACTGCGTATGATATTGCTCGTGATATCAAATCGGTATCTTCTGTAATGTCTGATGTTCCTACGCTGTTTTTAGATGATCGGATAATCGTCATAAGTCTTGATGCTTTATCCTGCACATCACGGCTTAAAAGCGACATATCAATAGTTATTGTTATCCTGTGTTTGCGCATGACTTTATCAGATGTTTACTCTTAATTGTTCAACACTCATTTCATTTAATGCTTTTGCCATATCTCCATTGAGATACGTTAAGGCAACAATCGAAGCTATCTTAAGCACCACGGCACGATATATTTCATTCTCAATTTCAAATGGCCCGTCTGTATCATCTTCACGTGGTATATATACAAACGTAGCTTTTGCACTCGTGCTTTCACTTGAAAAAAACTGTATTACTTTTCTTCCGCCTTGTGCGTCTGTTGATAGCGCTACCACAGGACGCGACACGCTACCTCTTACGCCTTTATATTTGCTGAACTGCATTGCATAGAAGCTGCTGTCTGGTGTAATGTAATTGCTTACTGCATACAGCCAGTCTGACATTCTGAATGACACGAACCGCAAATAATCATCCGGTAAAGGTATCTGTCCAATAAACTTTGTTTCATCTATCCATTGCGGCGCAACATCAACAGTTGAATTTGGTCTTAGCTTGCTTAACGGCGCATAAAGCCTTACTGCATTTATCCCGTCTGCAATCTTTGAACCTATTATATCATCCATTTCAAGTGTTGTACTATCCGTTATTAAGCCAGATTCATCTGTAAACGGAGTAGTCTTTGCATTCTCGTCAATGGCTATTCTGACATCTTTTATTATAGCTTCTTTTGTTGCCTGCATACGCTTACTTGTCAAATATGATATTCACACCGTTTGCCTTGCCTGCGTCAACTGCTGCGTCTGTGCTTCTGATACTTGTGCGAGTAATACCGAAATTTTCCGAAAGATAATTCTTTGCATCAGCAAGTGTGCTGAAATGCATCTCTTTCATTTCTTTGCTCTGCTCTTTTGGCTCCGCAGGAATTGCCGGCTTATCATTTTCAGTTGATTTCAAGAAGAACTTATCGTTATACCAAGGATGTTTCTCTATTTTTTCCTGGAGCTTTTCATCACTGGTAATAAAAAAGCTTTCTCTGCCGGATGTGGGTGAGAAGGCAATACGTTTCTCTCCTACTGAAAAATGCGGTATTGAAAAACTTGAATATATCTTTTTCATAATATGTGTGTATTTTTTAATGAAATAGTCAAGAACGATATTATTTGTTTTATCAAAAAATATCTGCCCTTGACTATCTCTTGTTATTTTATGTTACGCCTCTTTTGGTGCGAGCTGAACTCTTGCGTGTGCTTTTGCGTTCTTCAGTACAAGGCAGCTTACTTCCTGCAATACAACTGCATCGGAGTTTCTGATACCTGCTGTTTTCAAATCTTTAGCACTTCTCTCAAATGCAATAAAGATACGTTTCTCCAGATATCCGTCCTCTATAGCAAAACCGCAGTCGCTCATTCCTGCCTGGTCGAACAACTCGTGATGAATAAGCAATACTTCGCCGAAGTCTGTCTTGAAACTTACAAAGGTAAGGTCCCAAATTGATACAGTCTCTTTTGCACGGAAACGTTCGCTCTTTATCTTTGAAATAGCTGCTACCATGTCAGAACCTGCAAACAATACCTTGCGCTTTGTTGATGCTACACCGATAAACAGATCCTTTGAAAAGTCTACAAGCTCATTTTCATCAATGACAAGTTTCTTTCCGCCTTCAGCATCTGCATCAGTAACCCAGCGGCCAAGTGTAATATCCTTACCGGCCATCCACCAAATACCTTTGGTAAAGTATGTTATCTGATTTTTCTTTGAACTATGCTGTATCTTATTCTTTACGCCAAACAATGATGTAAGCTCTCGCGTCAGCTTGAAGTCATAAACAGCTTCCTCTTCCATGTCCGAGAATGTCCAGCCTGGTTCATTTGCCCACATCTTTTCAAATGTTGACTGCTCTACCTGCAACATGAAGTTCTGGCAATACTGCTCTTCTGCTGTAGGAAGATTATTAAACATACCAGTCTGTGCGTCAAATTCCGAACAGGCTTTACCCATTCTCAACAGGCGTGTATCTGCCAAAATCTGCGGAAGTCTTATTGGCCTGTTGTTTTCGTCCTTCTCGCCGTTTACAGCATATACAGATATATCGCCGGTCTTTTCATCAATACCGATAACTTTCAGCACAAGATCCGGCACAATTTCACCAGCCCCGTATGTGGTTCCGTCCTCTTTTGTAATTCCTTTTACGCCAACTACGCGGATAGTATCATCTTCTGTAAATAGGTTGCCGTCAGTTACCTTTATCGTTGTTCTGTCTCCTGATACCTGCTTCTCTACCTGCTCTTTCAGAGTTGTTGATACTGGGCGTGTGCCTACTGAATAATACTTTGTAACCATTGAATTGATATGCCTGCCGCCTTTACCTCTGGTAATCTGCTCGAGAGGTGTTGACATAGGACGTATCTTCATCACCTTTTTATCCAGATCGGTCAAATGGAAATCTGGATCACCGTCACGCTCTGTCTGCGTCACTGAACTTGCACCGCTGTCCGAAACATCGCCTGCCTCTTCCGGATTCTGACTTTTACCAGTACCGAGATTACCTGAATCGCCTGCTACTGTCTTACCTGCATCGGGCAAGTCTGTTGCAGCTGCCATAATAACGCTGCTGTTGGCGCCAGTCAAAGTAGCTGCCATAATGAGCAAGAAGCTCATAAAAATTTTAAAATACTTTCTCATGTTTTTAAATGTTTAAGTGATAATTAATATTTCATTCTCTTTGCTTTTTCCCACGGATCTTCCATTGTCGCCGATGCAAGAAAACCATTATCGGGATTTTCTTTGCGTTTTGAAGCGTTGCCGGTAATCATAGGCATACCGTCTCCCTTGCCCTTCTTCATGCGCTCTTTTATCTTTTCGTTACGTCCCATTGCAGCACCTGTTTCTTCTGCTGCTGCCACGTCTTTATCGTAACTAAGGCCTTTGGAGGCAAAATCAAGCATTTCAGGAGTAATGATACCTACAAGCAAATTACCGAACTGGGTATTAATAAACTCTCTAATAGCGTCCACCTGGTCCGGCCTCATGTTCTTTGATTTTGCCCATTCTTCGATAATCGCCTCTGATGCGTCTGCGTTCTTCTCAAATTCAGCCTGTAGCCGGTCGTTTTCTTTTATCTTCGAAGCATTTTCATCAAGAGCGTCAGCAAATGCCTTAACATTTTCTTCTGAAGGATCATCAATCGCGTCTTTAAATGTCTGACCAAACCGGCGCATTAATGATATGCCGATTTGTTCTTTGCCGTCGAGAAGATCTGTCATAAAGAATGCTGCGTTCGGATTTTCCATAAACATCTCATTTAGCTTCTTGTTTGTCTCGCGATGTTTACTTAGTTCCTCATTATTACTGTTGTATTCATCTTCCAACGCGCCATAGTACGCTTCTTCATCGTCCATATTCACGTCTGGATGCCGTGCAGAGAATTTTTTCCTAAATGAATCTCTACGACTGAGTTTTGTTTGATTGTCGTCTTTTGGCATATATCATGTTTTTTAGTTAATTATATTCACACGTGGCGAATTTATTTGTTTTTTTTAGAGTTTGGAGCATATCTGCGCAACTCTGATTGTCGTTTGATTATTTTTGTAATAAATTATGGTCAGCTAATGAGGCACAAGGGTAACAGGAATGAATTTAAAGATTTGCAGGATAACGAAATTATGCAGGCCTACCGAAAGATTTTCTACAAACATGGTGGCACTGTGGGGGTAAAAAGATTATATGAAATGATTTCGTCCGAGCCAGCAAGCCGTTTCTTTGTTTCCGACTTACAGGCTACAAGAGTTATCGCCAAAATGTATGCTGGCCATAATCTTTCAAATATGCGAGGCACTCGCAGGCGTATGTATGAGGAAATTTATAGGCGTGTGGTTGATCTGATAAATAAAAATCCTGGAATGACAATATGCAAGGCGGTATCTGAAGTTGTTTCGCAACCGGCGCCTGAAATGTACATAGGAGTGAGGCAAATATCATATATAATTGACAAGGAGAAAAAAAAATGTTACGAAGAAAGAAAACGAAGATTGCGGCACTGCTTTTAAGCATTATTATTTTGGCCATAGTACCTTTTAATTTTAATCCTTATGAAGTTGGCTTATATGAAAATTGCCCATTACATTGTAGGCTGATGTATCATTTTTTCCATGCTAACTTTATACACGCGTTCCTTAATGTATGGTGTTTTCTTTCTTGCGTGTTTTTAGCTGAAATGTCAATGTCGCAAATTTTAATTGCTTATTGTATCGCTTGCACTGTGCCATTTATGGCCGACTTGCCTACGATAGGACTTTCAGGTGTATGCTATGCATTGCTTGGCAACATTATGATATATTCAAAAAGCAAGATTAATTTTAATTGCATCATCTTAATTTCTATACTTGTACCATACGTTCTTATGCACAACTCAGTGAATAGCGAGCTTCACGGCTATTGCTATATATGTGGCATTATTGCCAGAATGATTATGAAACTAATCAAATGCAGGAAGAGATAAAAGACATATTAAAAGAGAATAAACGCCGTATTGATGTTATCAACGCTGTGTTTGATCCGCTTACAGGACAAGGCTCCACAGGTGAGCGCAAAAAAGTGCATATATCCGGTATGCCTACTACTGATATGTGGCTGCCAACTGAAATGCTCGAAAACACATTTATAAGTGAGCTTATTGAATGTGGTTCTGTAAGAAAATATATTAAGAAACTCGGTTTTACCTATAATCAAGAAGTCCTTGATTATATTGTCGAAGGTTATATCCGCGTCAGAATAAAATATGATTTTCCGTTTTGGGCGTACTTGCTTTTTAAAATTAAGCCTAAAGGCGGCGGAGATGATGTTCCGTTCAAACTTAACAGACCACAACGTAAACTTGTAAACGAAGGTTTCTGTAATACCAAAATACTTCATGAGCCTGTAAGATTAATCATACTGAAGGCCAGGCAATGGGGCGGCTCTACTTGTACTGACGCATTTTGCGCATGGCTCCAGCTCGTTCATGGCATAGGACTTAACTCTCTTATTTGCGCACAAGTTAAAGATGCGGCAAATGAAGTTCTTGATATGTTTTATCGTGGCATTACATCTTATCCTGTACGGTTATTGCATAACATGGGTGATGAATATCGTCAGGACGAAACTAAATGGTCTGGAGTCGGCAACTCTACCAATATACATCGTGTACCACAGCGCAAGTGTAAAGTTAAGATAGGAACAGCAGAAAAGCCGGACAGTTGCCGTGGCGGTGATTATAACCTTGTACATTGTACTGAGGTCGGCGTATGGAAGAAAACAGACGGCAAAGAGCCTGAAGATATCATTGATGCGGCAACTTCTGGTATTCTGCTTAAAGCTTTCACACTTATTGTCTACGAAAGCACGGCAAAGGGAACAGGAAACTTCTTCCATCGCGAATGGGTTGCTGCAAAGAACGGCAGTTCTCAATTCTCGACTATATTTGTTGCATGGTATGAGATAGACCAATACAGCATGGAGTTTAAGAACGAGGACGAAAGGGCTGATTTTGCTGTTTGGCTGTGGGAAAATAGGTTTAACGAAAATACGATGTCTGACCGCGAGGAACCGGGCAAGTATCTTTGGTGGCTATGGGAAAAAGGCGCAACACTCGAAGCTATTAATTGGTATATACAGGAGCGCAGAAAATACAGAGACCACGGCCACATGGCTTCTGAATATCCCTCTGACGATGTTGAGGCGTTTGTGCACAGCGGCGCACGTGTCTTTGATAAATATGCGGTTGAAGCATTCAGAAAGGACTGTCGCAGTCCTCTTGCCGTCGGTGACATATACGGACGTGATGTCAAAGGCGAAGATTGTTTAAAAGATGTCCACTTTGCCAAAGATAATCAGGGGCTGTTATGGATTTGGCAATATCCAGAGATATTTCCTGATGAATGCGTATTGCATAGATATCTTGTAACTGTTGATATCGGTGGACGCGGAAATAAATCCGACTGGTCCGTGATAACTGTATTTGACAGGTTTGATATGATGTACGGCGGCAATCCTTCTGTTGTCGCACAATGGAGAGGGCATATTGACCATGACCTTCTTGCATGGAAGGCAGCACAGATAGCAAAATGGTATGATAACGCTCTTCTCATAATTGAGAGTAACACGCTTGAGACTAAAGACAAAGATCGCCAGGTCGACGGCGATCAGTCAGGTTTTATCCTTAACAAGATAAAGAATATCTACGACAATCTATATTCTCGCCAGTCTACTGACGAGGATGCGGTCGTAGAAGGTGCTGAGAATAAATATGGCTTCCACACTAATGTAAATACAAAGCCTAAGATAATATCTCTTCTGATAGAGATTATCAGAGATCATTTATATATAGAACGTGATAGTCGGTGTCTCGATGAATATCTGACTTATGAGCTTAAAGAGGGTGTGTATGCTGCTATTAGTGGATGCCATGATGATATGCTTATGACGCGAGCAATAGGCCTTTGGATATGTTATCGCGAAATGCCATTACCTGTATTCCAGAAAACCAGTAAAGAAAATTATATTTCTTATGGTAGTAATGTATAATATTTTAATTGTTTGTTTATGAAAAATATTTTTATGAGTTTAAAATTGCTCAAAGCAAAGATTGCATATAATTATGCAAAGCTGAAGGCTTTACAACTTTATCGCCTTAAAGGTGTGCAACAGTTTATACTTATGACTGACGACGGCCGGCTGCTTGTCATGGATAAGTCTGTGTTTTACAAACTTCGTAAAAACAAGAATATGCCTAACTATATTCAACCGCACATGCTGCCTCGTCTTTCGGTTTGGTATACTCAATGTTTCAAACACGGTAAGAAGTTGCCGGCAATGCCGCTTAATACGGCTAATAAACGCAAGTTAAGATACTTGCAATATATCAGAAACAAAGCATAAATAAAAGGAGCTGCCTGTTAGACAGCTCCTTTTATTTATTTACGTACCCATTCACCATTTACAAAATCTAACGTTCCGTCGCTTATACTGTCAAGCTTGTTTATAAGCTCTTCTTTCACTTCATCACGTTTTTTTGTCAGTGCGTCCTTTTCGCCTTCGTATCTTTCATTATCGTATGCGTCTATATCTCTTATTCTCTGATTTAATTTATCAAGTCCACCTCTCTTGTAAGCATCAATCATCAACATACGTTTTCCTGAAGGAGTATTTAATAAATCTTTCAATGAGTTTAAGAACTCGGGAACATCATTCTTTGCCTCTTTCTTGTAACCGTTAAAACGTTGCTTTGACAAATCGTATTCTTTCATATACGTTTTATATCTGTCTCCACTGTTATATGGGTTTCCGCTCTGGCTGTTTTTCCAGTTCCTTGATAATATAGGCACATTCTGTATGTCTCGCATATCTTCGTCCCAAATCATGCTTATTGTCTTTCCGAATTTTGACGGGAAGTTGTACAGTCCGCCCAAGTATGAACTTAATAGGTAATCTATAATCGCTGGATTTACGTTGATTACTCCAGGAGTGTATTTGTCTGATACGCCTGCATTAAGATTAGGTATAACGTTGTTCAATACTTCTGTACTCTTAACAAGCCATTTTGGAGTACCGGCATACGCTTTCATGTATTCAGGATAGCCTTCTATAAACTGGCTGTCATTGTATATCTTCTTACCATAGAAGTTTCTATTCTGAATAATATCAATAAGAGGCCGCGCGATAGAAGGTGAAATGCTTTGAGCCACTGTTCCGTTTGCAAATGAAACCGGCAGCAAATCACTTAACTGCGATAATGTTTCAATGGCTATCTCGTCTTTGTCTATCATGCCTTCGCCATACTCCCACATCATTTCTCCTAAACCGTATGACACACGCAATTCATAACTTAGCGGAATTGTAACAAAATTATTTCCACCTATAGGTATTGCAATATTTGTGCGTCTTACCCATTTAGGCAGGTCCTTGTAAGATTCAACAACATTTTTGTCGTCATCATCTCCGTCTCCACCTCCGACAACAGCCTGCATTATTGCAGGTAAAGCATATCCAAGTAATGTGGGCAAACCTGCTATCATCATTGAACTTCTTAATGGGTGGTTTCTAAAGGCCATGCCGGCCTTGTTCAGACCTTGTATTGAAGGATTGACAAATATCATCCAACGGCGTAGCCCTCTGAAAAATCTATATATAAAGCCATCTCCAGGAAGTCCGTCCGCTCCTCGTGTGTTGAAGTTGAGCGATATCTCTTTCGCATCTCTTATCGATCTGTCAATAGTTCTTCCCTGTTCACGAGATGTAACATAAGTTGCATAACGTGTAGCATCTTCAAATACGGTGTTTGCCCTTTCTGTAAATGCAACGGCAGCCCTTGCAGCCTTTGGCAGAGATACAACTGAATTTATACTTTTGATATCACGTTTTATCTGTTTTTTATAATCATCAGCACTAAGCATATTTGTAAAACCGGTTTCTCCACCATTTGACAGGAACTCCTGCATATAACGTTCTGCCTTATTGTTCGGATTGATATTACCGGTTTTAGCCTTCTTTATCAAGCTGCTTAAATATGCTCCTGTTGTTATAGGATTGTATATAGTCATGTTCTTTGCCCACTCTTTCTGGTATGACCACGGTTCAGTCGATGCTACAATAGAAGCGGCAAAACCTGCATCGCGCTGATAGTTTGTTACCACAAACTCCGGGTTAATGCTTGTATATACCTGAGACAAAAATCTGTTCACTTTTGCTACGGCACTTCCGTATCTGTCTACATCATTAAGCTCACCATTTATAGCTTGCGCTGCTCGCGGATTGCCATTAACAAAGATATTATATTCTTTACCGTTTATGGCTACACTTATTCTATGCTGTGCTTCTTCTCTCTTTGTAGTGTGTAATCTTAATATAAGACCTTTGCGGCTTTGTGTCGCTTTTCCTTCCTTCTTCAGCTCACGCATACGACTTTCAAAATCTTCAACTTCTTCAGCAACTTGATCTGCTGTCATGTCTGAGTTTAAGTCCGGAAATACTCTCTCCCAGGCAGGATCTTCTTCTGTGCCCATATTCTGATACCATTGCCGCTTGATATTCAACAGACTTGTATCATGGTTCATAGCAAGATTATACACGGCTTGCTTCATTCTATTTCTGTTGCCCTGGAATATTGCATCTTGCATCATACGACCAATTTCAGATATTGGGTTATCCGCAAGAGATGTACGGCCTTTTGCTGTCTGCAATATTTTTCGTGAGCCTTCGCCACTCCCTTTATAATTATATGCTTCACTCGCAACATCATTAGCCCAGCCTCTCAACGGAATGTAGTATTTATACATCTTAGCGGTACTCTCATAAGATTCTCTCGATATTAGACCATCAACAAATGCCTTACGCAAAGTTTCTTTTGTTGCTCTATTAATAGCATTCCATAAAGATTCTGTATCAAACTTCTTTTCAAAATCTGATACATAAGATGTTGCAAGTGTATCAAAATCTTTCTCGTCTTGGAATAATTCAGTCAAACCAGAATAATCTTTATGCAATACTGCAACACGCTTATTCATTTCGGCCTTGTCTGCCTGCTCCTGCAATTTTGCTATTTTCTTATTTGCATTCTCTTCTTTTATCTCCTCTTTTTCAACTTGCTTTTGTAATTCCTTTATTTGGTCCTCATAAGGCTTGCGTGCGTTCATTGCTTCAACCTCACGTTTTGATTGATTCCTTTCAAGACCAGATTTTGCGATAAGATATTTAAGAACATCATTATCGCTATTTATTATATCTTCACCTTTGTCATTGTATCTTGCACCATATTTAACAAGATTAGCTATTTCAGTAACTATCGGCTTACAATAGTTTTCATTATAATATTCCTGCTCATACTTGTTAACGCTACTTAACCGGTTCTCTCTCCAGTACACATTTTCATCGTCACGTATAGGCGCAGAAGTTTCTTTGGCGATAATATCTTGCAAAATTTTCACGCTTCGCATTGCATCCTGTGCAGCCTCTGTCAACTTAAATGAGAACTTAGATAACTTCTTGTCGTATTCATCACGCCAATCACTGTTTATCTTTTTTTCAACTTTTTTAGCTTCTCGATAAAGGATGTTTTCTTCCCCGACGCTTGGATTTTCAAAATTTTTCACTATATTTGCAGCAGAAGAAAGCTCTTGATTGTCTTGTGCCTCCGCAATTGGAGCGGAAATGCGTAGATAATTGAGAGCTTTTTCTTTGTTTACATACAAAATCTTTCCATCGTTTATCCAAGAAACAACGCTATTGCCATTTTTCCCATAAACGGAACTGATGATATTGAAATCAATATCATTGCCTTTACCAACAGAAATACTTGCAAGTACATTGTTGCCATTTATCTCTAATTCTGTTAAAATTGCAAAACTATTTTCAACAGACCCTTTGAATACAGCTATAGGATTGTTAATCTCTTTTGGTAAATTCTTTACATCCGATGTTGTAAAGCCATGCTTACGCATTTTTTTCAAGAGCTTGTTCCCGTACAGTTTAATGGGCCTGTCAGACAATCCTGATGCCAACAGAAAATTTCCGGGACGACCTAAGTTCAATATTACACTTTGTGCGTTCTCTTCTGTCAGTCTTCCCAGCTCCTCGTTGAATCTCCTGTTCACATCCTCAATATTGACCACACCATTTTCCGCAGCCTTACCTACCGCTTCAGAGTTGCCTGCCGAATAGTTGCCTACCCGCAATTCATTTTGCATTGTGATATCTTTAGCTTCATCAATAATACTACGATAGCGGCCCGGATTCTTCAGGTTCTCATAGCTGCGCCATAAAATGTAGCGCAACTCGTTGTCTGATAATGATACACCTGTAAAACCTTTCAATCCTATACTATGAAGCAATTTGAGGAATAGGCTTTTTATCTTGTCCCACCAGCTGGCATTTAGGTTCTCAAAGTTTGTCTTTTCGGCCAACGATGCAAGATATTCTTCTGTTGCAGTAGCGAAATCCCAATTATGTCCTTCAGCTAACTTGACAATCTTATCTCTAACATCCATGTCTGCATTATTGTAGACATTATACAGGAACGTGTCAAAGTTACTGCCGAAAAGTTTCCGCAGTCCGTAGTGCGCTACAGCCTCATGAAGTACTGTCTGCTCGATGTCGGCCATGTCTACATGGTTAGGAACTACGATTACTATCTTGCCGTTATCACGAGAATAGAAGCCTTTTGCCTTTGCTCTACGGCCTTGCAGTGTGCTTGCGTCTGTTACTATCTCAACATTGTCAAGATGAAGAATGTCGGCCACTTCTCTTGCGCGGTCCGCCATACGTTGACGCTCGCGTTCGGCAAATGCCTTCTGCTGCGCCGGCGTGCGTGAAGGTTTGCCAAGCATCTTTCCTGCCGGATCATTTGCATTGCTCAGCTCGCTGTCTGTTAATGCGCCGGTGCCCTGGCGTGCGCTTACACCTAAATTGTCATAAATAAACAGTTGATCTTCTCTTGCGACATCTTCTGTTTCCGACGCAAGAGATTGACGACGCTCCTCAGGTGTCATATTAATGCGTGCCTCTACATTTCGCGCCTCTACTTCACCAGCTTCAGAAAGATACATTTCAACGCTGCTTTTAAATTTATCAATATCGTTTACTAAATCGAAAATTGTTTCATAACCATATTTATTTGCTATATCATCAAGTTCACTGCTATAATCTCTTAATATAGTTCCGTATGTAGTCTTTCTATTAAGCGCATTAAAAATACCTTCTGGAGTATTATCAAAGCCTCCACCATCAAGTATATGTCCATCAGTAGCATCAATAATATCATTGATAACATTTTCGCTTGTTGGAACACTATTATAATTATCTACATTACTTCCTTGTGCAAAACCTTCTATATGCTGAATGGCGTGCTGTACCTCATGGGCGATAGCTGATTTATCATCAATACTTTTAGCCTGATTTACGGTTATCCTATTTTCTTCTTCGTTGTATTTTGCAGAATACTCCTCATTTGGCAAGTCCACAAAATCTATCTTTGTCTGTTTCAATTCCGGGTAAGCCTTAAATAGTTCGTTATCTTCCACATAGTCATCAAGATAGATGCGCTCCGTATTCCTGTCATTGTCACGTATAGCATTCACGCGTGCCGACAGCTCGTCAAAGCGTTTGGTTTCACCGTCTGTCAACGTTTCGCCGTTAAACAGCTTTTCCTCCAAAACGTGCAGTTCCTTATACCATTCACTCTCCTTATACTTGTCATTCCGTCTTGCATCGCCCTTCGGATGATACTCAAAGTCAGGCGTTTCATACTTCCACTTGCCGTCAGCTCCTCGTTCCCAACCTGTGGCAAATTTAATTTTTCTCGCATTTTCCTCATCATTTGTTTGGAGAAGTGAGAGTAAAACCTTATCTTTGCCTAAGGATTTATCGGTAGTAGGCTTCGTGCCGGGCGTTGTGCCAAAACCGACATTTTTAGCTGTTTGCCCATTAATTTGGTCAAGCAGCTTTCCTTTTTCTATACTTGTTAGTTTGTGGTCATAATATCTATCGCCTTTATTGTCTACAGCAATTGTTGAACGGACTGTGTAATCAGCATTACCGATTTTAAGACCGCACACATAATATTGATATTCTGTAACATTCGGATTCTTTTCTTTGTCTGTATTTTCACGGCTGCCTATATATATACTGTTCTCAATAATTTGCGGTATTGCGGCTACACTCTGTAGGTGCTCAACGTCCTTATAGTCATGTTGCAAAACTTCATTTACACCTCCATTACGACGGCCCCTCTGCAACTGTATCGGTCTGCCCGTATCCTTGTTTACATAACTTCCCTGTAATTTCTTTCCATACTCCAATGCGTTCTTCTTGTACTGTTTCAGATCGTCGCTCGGCTCAATCTCCTTGCCTGTTATCCCCACAGGCTCGCTGTCGCGCAACTTCTCTATGCGTGCTTTTTTGTCGATATACGCCTGCTCCATACGCCTTGCCGTTGCAAGATTGTCAAGACGCGTGGTCGCCTCTTCTGCTGCATCAAGATTCCTTGCGCCTGTTTCACCTATGAAACGATAGCGTATATCATCATCTTCAGGACTGAACGCGCCAGTGTTGTCAGTGGCTGATTTTATTTGGTTAGGAAAGTATGCCACCCACCATTGCAAGCCAATTCCGCTTGGGTTTGCTCCATCATAACCTTTAAGCATTGAGCGTTCGGTTAATTTGCGCGCTTTTTTCTCACTACCGTCGGTTTCAAACATTCTAATTCTTTCGTTAGGCTTCCTTATGTTCAAAAAAACCTCTAACACCTTTGGTTCGTTTAAGCCTTCGGCATTTCTCGAAATATTCTCCGCATTTTGTAAACTCTCTGTGAAATAGAATCCAAATCCAGCCGTTCCATAGTCAAGATTGCCGCCTACCTTGTTAGGTGCAAATGCATTAAATTCAGAGCGCGTTCCATGATACACCACCTTTGGCTCTCCGTTTTCGTCGACAACCTTACTTGCGTTTTCCGGATCGTTTTCCCAGTCCCCGAACCAATCCTTAAACGCCTTTGTGCGCACTTGTGCCCATTGACGTTCGTTAAGATTTGTTGGATTGCCATTAGGAGCTTTCATATACGTGCCGTCTGCTTTTGCCTTGTCGATGATGCTGTTAATTTCTTCTTCTGTATCTGCTTCACGATACAAATCATTTGTTCCTTCATTTGTATTTGCTCCTTCTGATACGGCATCATTACTTTCTCTTACCTTAACACCCAACTTTGTCAGTTCTTTTACAACTCCTTCGATGTTTTCAGCAGGTATATCAGCGCGAAGATTACCACGATAAGGATAAAATTCTCCCTTCGATGCATCAAGTAGCACCTTGTTCTCATAATACATCGCACCGTCTTTTTTCGTCTTTGGTACAGTAAGGTAATACATTTCAGCCCATTGGCTACCATTTAGTGTTACCTTTCCGTCTGAACTTACAATAGGCTCATAACGCTTTATTTGTTCCATTCTTGCGCTTAAAGGTGCGCCGGAACTCTTCAGAAGAGATGTGTTCCATTTATCCGGCATCAATATGCCGTCATGTATATTGCCGTCAATATCTGTATAACTTACAAGATGCCCGGTGTAGCCTCCGTATTCATCTTGACTGTCTGCTATCGCCTGTAAGATGTTTCCGGTAAGGATATAGCCTTCTTTCCTCGTTTCTGTTGGTATCTGACTATCCCAGTTATCAATAGTAATAGCACGTGCTGCATCAATATTGTCCATTGTCATTTTATCAATACTTTGCAGGGCATTAATATCCGACAACTTAATTTCGATACGTCTACGGCTGTCAAGAGTTGCAAATACTGCAAGAGTTGTTGATGCTGTTATCTTATTTTCTTTTGCCTTGTAACCGCAGAATATGGCAGGTGATGCGAAATCAAATGTCATAGACTCCAGGTTGTCAGGTACAAGATATGACTTGCCGGCATCAAACATTCTTAATCTTCTGATTAATTGGTCTCTGTTGTCCGTGATTTTCTTCAAATTCTTATCATGACGTTCTTCTATCGTATTATTCGTATCTGTAATGTACGAATTAATAGCAGCGACCTTTTCTTCATCAGACAATTTTTTAGACTTTTCAATCTTTTCTTTCTGTTTTTGAATATCATCTAACGCCTTTTCTCTTGCATTTTCGTATCTTGCATTTTCAGATGCAATCTTTGCGTCGCTTTCTTTTCTTATCACATCTGTTGTTACATCAACACTTGTCTTATTGAGCTTATCAATAGTCTTTCTTACATCTTCTGCCTTCATAGGCTTACGGAGCACGTCCATTTCCACCTTCTCCACATAGGCATTTTTTGCAAAAGGATTTGTACCGTTAGGATCTATTCCTTCTGACGACACGCGCTTTTCAAGTGTCTTTGCACGCAAAGGCATGACATTTATTTTCAGGTCATTACTGCCAGTGTCATTAAGATACTGGATAAGGTCGTTATATCGTTTTACAACATCATTGTAAAAATCTTCTTGCTCTTTCGTTGAAAGCAAAGCAACGTATCCTGTTATTTTACGTGCATCATCATCTTGCGGCTTATATTCATCAAGTTCGCTTGCCTGAACTTTTCCACTACCAAGACCGCCTTTTTTAAGAGGTGCTCCCATTTTCTCATACACTTCTGGGTTGTCTCTTAAATACTCAACAACTACCTGGCTGCCATATTTGTTCAGCAAATCAGGAGCTTCAACCTCATTGCTCTTGCTGTCTTGCGATGTTGTCGTGTTAGCATTAAGCGATTTAAGCTTTGTTGAAAGCATCATGAGGAAACGATTTTCAGCCGGCACCGGCAAACCGAGATTTATATAATATCCACGATGTACCTGGCCTGTACGGTCAATACGCCCTATCATCTGCATATAATCGTTGATGTCACTCAACGGCTGTGCAATAATCATTGTACGCTGACGCTGATCCTTAAACTTTTCCGATGCATGAAGGCTTATGCCGGTAGAAGCAGACTTATTAAGTATAAGGACATCAAGATTGCCACTGTTGAAATCTCGCTGCATTTTCTTCTTATCCTTGTCCGTCCTACGTTTTACAACGACTTCGCCATTTTCGTTACGTTCCACATAAAGGTTACGGCCTGTAAGTTCACCTACCTTATATCCTTTTTCATGTAGACGCTCAATAATTGCATCAAGAGGGCTGATAAAGATGTCGCTTGTACTTTCGCGTATCAGCTTTTGAAGGTTGTAGTATGCCTCTTCTCCGGCTTTGCCTAAATCACTGGGGGCGTAACGCGCGTGTGTCTCTTTCCCGTCCTCATCTTTGATAGTATATTGCATAACGCTGTCAAGACCTTTTAACAAACTCGCGCTGAATGTAGGCTCTTTGATCACCTCGCCAGCACTATAATCTTTTATAGTACTCTCCATTGTACTTTCAAGAGCGATAACCGGATGCCTTCCTGCCTTTATCTCTTTTTCTACTTCATCTGCAATGGCGTCAACCTTTAAAGCAAGCATAAGCTGCTTTGTGTAGTTATAAGTCTTACTTGCAAAAGGAACATTCTCTACACCCATTTTGTCCGTGCCTTTCTTCACACCGGCGCTTTGCGCTACTATTGCAAGACTTTGATCTAGATCGTCAATTTTCGGCTTGACAAAATCATTCTGAAACTTAATGATAGCATTAAAAGCCTGTATAGTCTTATCATAGTTTTCTCTTGCTCGCTTGACCGTAGACGGATCATCTATTGTTTTCCAGTCCGTCTTAACATCGCTCATATCACGCTCGCGTCTAACCATTTGTCCTGCATTGGTAAGTTCACGGCTCATTATCTCTTGCAATGTAACACCGCCCTTTTCTATAATGCTTATCAGCTTTTCAGGCTCAATTTTCGCCTGACTCATTGCTGTGCGAATAGCATATAATGGCATTGTGTCAGGACGCTTTGCAAATGTTGCGCTTGCAAATGTAGCAGCTTTAGCAGACTTCAATATACTTTGCAGATATGCACCAGTATTGCTTGAACCTGCTGCCGTATGGCTCTCGTCAAGAAATAGATAATTATCTTTTGCTATAGCACGTAAGAATGTAGCTTTCGGAGTAGGTTTGCCTTCTTTTGATGCTTTGCTCTTCTTGGCTCTTGTGCCACTCTTCTTTGCCGCTTCCTCCGCCTCCTTTTGGCTTATTGCATCGCCGGTGTTTACCTGAGAATATGTGAGCACCGCAAAATCGTAGCTGTCCGGAAGTTCTCCTGAAGCAAACACTTTTGACATCGCAGAAGCAGACAATGGCTTGTGGACTACATTTCCATTACTGTCTACCATTGCACCGTCTGAATTAAATATGAACGGCACTAGGTCCCCACTCCCGACATCGACCAAATCACGATATATATCAGAAAACAAATCAGCTTTTTGTGTGAAAAATATAGGCTTTTCGCCACGTTTAACAGCCCAACGTATCAATGCCGCCATTTGTCGGCCTTTACCCACACCAGTCTGATCGCCGATGATAAGTGCCTGGCCTTTCTTCATCTGATATATAGCCATGGCCACGCTGTCCATTTGCTCTGCGGCTAATGCTTGATGTGCCTCTTCGATTGTGTCATATCCGAGTTCTTTTCTCACAAACTCGTCGATATTGCCATTTTCCTTTTCAATCTGCGTAAGAATCTTATCCATAGCTTCAACCATTGCAGAAGGAGCTACGCTGTTAAGACTAAATGCTGTGTTATGTGGACGATATGGCAGTTTTTCTTCTGTAAGAGTGCGTTTTTTAGGTTCTTCCTTTAATCCCACTCTGTTCGTGGAAATTCCCATTCCATCCACTCGCTGAACGTCAGGTTCATTGTTTCCTCTGCTTCGTCCTGGCTCACTTCCTGTAGTTTCGCTCCTAACTCCACCATTTCCAGTATCCTTTCTACGTTCTCCTGGTAAAACTCGTTCGCTCTGATTCTTGCCTCCTTCGGACTTATTTCCTCGTCCTGTTGTATCATCCTTGCGATGTTGTTCACTATGTCTGATTCTTTCAGCGTTCCCGGATGGTCTGTTATTGTCAGGTATGAGTTCCCGTTCTCTGCTATGTAATATTTCTGTTCCATTTGTCTTTTCTTTTGAGTTAATAATGTCGTTTACTGTGTTATAGAGCTCTTCAAAACTGCTTACTTTTGCTACGGCCTTGCTCTCAACCGGAGGATATACAGTTGTCTGCGCACGCTCTTCTTCACTTCTTCTTCCGTCAATCAATATCATTCGTGTAGGGAAAGTAGTGCCTTGTTTAGCATACAACTTGCCGTCCATGTCAACTACACCCTTAACATTATAGTGGTCATACAGATATGTAAAAAATGGTTTCATCGACTTTATCGAGCCATTTTTAGCGTATTCCATGTTTCCACCTATGATAATTGCCGCCTTTCCGTCGTCCTTCATGCTTGAAAGAGCGTTCAGCGTTATCTGCGCATCAAGTCCAGGTATCATCTTTCCGTCATAATCTACGGCTTCTCGGCTACCAAAGGGTGGGTTAGCAATTATTGCATCATATTGCTTGCCGCCTTCAAATGGCTCAGTCGCGTCTTGCTGTGTCACTTCGGCAAATCCTTGTTCACGAAGATTGTTCAGACGTGTTTCGTCAAGTTCGTTAGCGTGAACCTGATTTGCAGGTACGGCAAACACAAGCATACCATTGCCGGCTGTAGGTTCCAAAACTTTTCCGCCCTGCTTTCCGCTCATGGCAAAATGCGCTGCGTTCCATGCCATAGGCAGTGGCGTAGAGTATTGCTGCATCTTTATTCTGTTGCTGCTTCTTGCTGCAATAGTTGGCTGTATGTCATATAACTTGCATATTAAGTCGTATGAATCTTTGCTGTCGCTGCCATATTTATTAATAACTTCACGAGCTGCGCCGACAAGACCGTCCTCAACAAGTTCTTGTAGTAATATATCACTACGTCCTTCATTGTCTACATCCATACCGACCTCAGATGCACGCTTGCGCAAGTCAACGATACTTCTGTATGGTTTTTCTCCTCTATCAAGAGCCGAAAGCATATCAGATTTCACGGTGTCAGAGAATCTACGCTGTGCATCAGACTTTGTGCTTTCGTTAATATCTCCAAATAGATCAGCTATCTTTTGCGAAGATACGGATTTTTTCGCTGTTTGCTCAGACTTCTTTTCATTTTCTTTTATGATTTTTTCTGTTTCTTTCTTTATATTCTGTTCTTTGACTACATTATCAGCTGTAGCCAAAGCGTCGATAGTTTTCTTGTCGAAGTTAGTAACATCAAATTTACTTACTTCATCACCCGTTGACATACCTACATTCAGACCTGCTTCAACGACATCAGGATAATCTCTTGCCGCATTGTACAAAGATTTAAGATATGGACGTATTACATCGCCTACATCGTTAATCATTGCCTTTGCATAGTCGGCAAATTTCCTTGCGCCAGCTTCCAGGTGATAAGCTGTCATTTCAACGCCAATTTCAATAAGTTCAGGATCCATGCCAAAATTAAGTTGTCCTAACTTCTTAATCATGCGTTTCTTCAGCTCTTCGTAGCGTTCTTTGCTTACAACCTTGTTATTTGCGCCGTATTCTGGTTTCTTTTCTTCTGCCGGTTTCTCTTCTACACTACTTACTTCCTCATATCCTGCTAACCCCTTATCTTGGATTGCATTATACATCCAATCAATACTTCCATTATTTATGGATTGTATATCATCTTCTCTTCTTTTATGCATTTTTGATATTGCACTTTTTTTAGTCTTTGCAGAAACTAATAAAGGCTTATCAAAATACCATGCAGAAGGGCCTTTTTTTACATCTTCATCTTTAACTGCATTAAGTTCATCAATCTTTTTCTGTCTGAAAGATAAGATTTCGGGCGAAACTTTCTCTACTTCTCTTTTCTCATTCTGCGCTCTAATAGTATTTTTTGTGTCTAAAAGTACATTACCTTTGGCATTTTCATCTTCAGCAAAAGCCACTCTCTGGCCAGCCCTAATCATTTTGTATAGGAAATTATCAAGTTCAGAATGAGGAAATATAATAGTATTCTCATTCTCTAAGCCGTTGATATCATTTGTCTTGTTTGGAGTAATGCCAAATATCTTTCCGACTTTTTCAGCATCTTCTCTTATAACAACATCATTTTGGCCGATCCGCATTATTACTATACGAGAAGGCTCCTTTTGCTTAACAATATCATAGTAACTCAATAATTTGTCTACAAGCTTTCTGTCTTGTTCTTCAGACTTCTTTACACTTGAATATTCGGCAAACGGCTTTGTCTTTCTGCGGCTGCTGTTTACCCACTTCTTGAACTCATCCTTGCTAACTTCGGTGATAGTACCAAGACCTTGCCAGCCCTCTTCGTAGTTTGAAAGATAGGCCGCACGTGCATCCTCTGCGCTTTGAAAGCCATACATCACCTTGTGTTCATCAAAGCTGCCGTCAGGGTTCACCTGGTCCACAACATATACGTTGCCTTCTGTAGGATTGTCAGATAAGAATATGTCGATATGGTCTCCGTCCACGCCTTCTGTGCCGCGGATATAGCCATACGTGTTATTCATCGTCTGCTCCCACTGCTTGCCGTCAGCGTCTGTACCACGACGCACGCTGCCCTTCGGCTGCTCGATTGTTATATCGTAGCCGTCAATGCGCACGTGTCCCTTCTTGTAGTTGCCTGCTTCCTTCTGTCCTTCCGTCGGATTTGTGTCTGTCTCAGCCTCGGCAGTGGCTATTTTCTCACTAATTGCATTTGATTCTGATTCTGAATCATCATTTTGTAATTTTCTTAAATTGTTGAAATCTACAGGTATATAAACTTTTTTATGTTCATTGTATAACTCTGAATAAGTCATGCCGAATTTATTTCCAATTACAAAATCACCTTTTTCAGGTGAATAAGCTAAATAAATTCCATCACCGACATTTTTTTTAATTTCTACAATTTCTCCGTTTGGGCCGATAAATTTATCACGTACATTTAAATTGTTGATGTCTACTTTTTTAGCATAAACTATTCTTTCAAACTCTTCATTGCCAACGACATATTTTAATGTAGTAGTATTTCCTTTTGTGCCAGATATATCATCATCTGATTCATCCTGCGCTACTGTTTGCTGTGCTTCTTCTGGTGCAGCTGCATTTTCATCAATGCCTTGCACGCCAGCTTGTATTTCTGTTCCTGGTTCTTGGCTGCCTGCACTTCCTCGTTGCTCAGTAACTTGTTGCTCAGACAATACTTGATTGCCTCGATCATCTGCTTGCTCTTCTCCTGTGGTGTCATTTTCTCTTGATTTTATAAGTTGTTCAATTTCTTCGGCGTACATATTATTAAACGCCGTTTCGTCATAATTGTTGTACTCTCGCCATATAGTAGGCATTATCTGCTCTTCATAGGCCAGATACTCTTCGTATGTCATGCCGTATTGCTCCATGTATTGTGCATCACGTGCAGCATTACGCGCATCTATATAAGCCTGCTCTTCGGCCTCGTTGGTCTGTTTCAGCTCTCCACGCGTGCCGGCACCCTGCAATGCTGACAATATTGCATCCTTGGCCGATGATGTATCACCGCCAAACAGCACGCCGTTCATCTCGGCATTATCATAGCTTACAAGTTCCTCTGCAAGTCTGTCAATAGTCTTGCCGCCATTTTCAGCCTTTGCAATCATGCCGACAAACTTACGCTGTTCGTCAGTACCGTAACCGGTTTCGGCCTTGAAGCTCTCAGGTGTAATCTTAGCACCGCGGATAAAGTCAGATGCTACGCTAACAGCATCCTGCTGCACACTTCCACCCATATCCTGATATTCACGTCTTGCAGCCTCGCCGCTAAGTTCGTCTTGTGCTGCCTTGACATCTTCCGGAGTTGTGTGTGTCTGCTGTGCAATGTAATCTTTGACGCTGTTCCAATAGTCGCGAATACGTGTTGCATCCTCAACTTGTTTCTGCCATTCCTGCTTCTTCTTCAGATATTCGTCTTTATTTGTGCCTATTTTTGGCGCCTTCTTGTTTACCTTTTCAAGGTTCTTGTCAGCCTCGCTGATATTGGCATCAACAAAGTCTCTTATCTCGTTATCATCAAGACTGCCGTCGTACAAATCATTTATCGTCGTCTCAACCGGCACCTGGTGATACAGCATGTTGCCTTTTTCGTCCTTAGGTATGGCCGACTTTTGCTCTTCTTGTGCCTGCTGTGCCAGCTGCGTCTCCTGCTCTTGCTGTGCCGGCTGTTCTACCACTGGCTGCTCCACCTGCTGCTGAACATCTGCCGGCTGCTCTGATGTTGCCTGCTGACCATTACTTACAGTAGATTTACCATTCATCTCATTAAGTTGATCAGCTGTAAATTGTGCAGGACGCATCATGCCGTTTTCATCCTCATAGTAAACATTATAGTTCCCAAATCCGTCTGTGTCTTGTATGGTAGCTGTATAATTATTGCCGTCAACATTTATGTTTACCTCGTCGCCTTTATTGAAAGTTGTAGTCTGCGCTTCTTCGTTTTCCCCACCTTCATTTGCCTGCTGAACTTCATTATTTGACATAGGTGGATAAGCTGCGGCAAACTTATCAGGCGATGCAATATGTCTTTCTCCATTACCGTCAATATAGATAATCGTATCGTCTGACGCATCCTTATTAATGCTTCCGTCCTCATTTGTTACAAGATTACCTTTTATAATAAAGACATCTTTTGCCGTGCCGGTAGGATCTGATGCATCAGGATATAACGATGCCTTATGTATCATGCCATCATCTTTATTGAGATATTCAGCATTAGGCTGTGACAGGTCTGGCATGTCCTTTATTTCTTCTTGTGCACCTTCGTCATTCTCTCCGTCAGAAGCCATTGCTATACCCAAGTTATGGCCACGTGTCTTTAGCAATTTTACCGCATAGTCGATTATTGCCGACTGTTCATCTTTAGACGGATGCTCTTTGGCCAACTTTTCTATAACAGCATTTACCTTGTCGTTAGGGGTATTGTCTATCTCGTCTTTTATTTCGGTCCAGCCTTCGCCAAATATAGACTGACCGCCCTTATCTGACTGATTTAGCTGCATCTTGTCGTACATATCAAGAGTTTTGACAAATGCCGAGCCTACTCCTTTTTTAACTCCATACATAGCCAACGCTCCGGCTCTCATAGACGATATACTAAGCAACATACCACCTAATATATCTTTTTGAGTGCGCAAATCTAATAGACCGCCACTTCCATTAAGTAACGGATTATCACCAACAAGTGCGGCGTTAAGTACTATGCCTATTTCTTCCTCAAGCACCTCACCGCCAAAATCGTTAACACCGGCACGACTTAACCAGTTGTTGCATACTTTATACCAGTCTTGAGTACCTATCTTTGTAATGGCATTGCTTACTCGTCCTAACCCTATCTTTGGAAGCATACGCATCAGGTTGCCACCAATGTTAAGACGCTCTCCAAGCATTTCAGTGTAGTTTTCAATAGCTGATGCTGTTACGCCTTTGTATATTGACTTTAATAACGGCTCGTCAGATTTCAGCTGATAATTGCCCTGTTTATCAACTGTAAGTTCACCTGCACTTCGCGTTAATATATCACTTATGGTATTTAAGCCTTGAACAGTACCTGACATTGTGTAAGCTCTTGCTATATCTCCAACAGCAACACCAAGGCCTTTTACTACCTGCTTTTTCAGCCCTTCAAGCGCATATTTTTCAGCAATAGATGTTGCCTTTTTCGACACAGCAGAACCGATACTCTTAAATCCGCCGCCAGTGCCGACGAACTGAAGTGCAAATGGTATTGATGCACCTGCAATCTTTCCATATCTATATGAATCAGGATTGTATTTATCTTCAAACTTTGCAGCTTCCGCAGATCTTCCGTAAAGGTTTACAAGTTCTTGTTTGTCTTTGCCTTTTGCTGTCAATAAAGATACAGCATTTTTAAGGTCTGAGAAGCCAAAGTCCCATGCACTAATATCCATGACAGCATCTTTAAATCCTGCCAATGCATCAAGACTGCCGGAGTTTTTAACGTTCTCCCATGATTTTAAGGCATTTTGCGCATAATTGAGCTTTGATTGTAATAGACGGTATTTCGCATCTACATCACGAGCATTAAAAGTCTGGTCGACAAATGGCGATGAAGCATTATCTATCTCTGCACCGCGTTGATCCATTTGCCGTGATATATTCTGTATCTCTGCATTAAGGTCATTAATATTCTGTTGTGCAACGATATCAATATCTTCTTTTGCCGCATTTTCATCGCTTACAGCATTAACAAGACTGTTTTCGTCTGCAACTTTGCCCCATTTAGCCTTGATACGTGATAAAATCTCACTACGGCCTTTATCATCAGCAACTGCAAATGATATTCTTGCCTTTCTGACATCACTGTTTAACCCGTCATATAGCTGTTGTGCACCAAGGTCTCTACGTTCGGCACCTGTATATACATTGCCATCTCTGCCAAATTGTGTATTCAGATAATTGTCGCCATATTCTTTTCGCATTATTTCATCAGCCATTTGTGTAAGCGCGCCTTTTTTCAGTCTTACACCTCGCGTATTACCATTAGGCAACTGCAATGCAGCAGCTTCAGGGTGCATATATTCTGTATCCTCTTGCCCGGTTATCTCCGATTTCGCTTTCTTTATCTGTAAATCTTCATCTGTTACTGCATGGCCGCTCTCGTCAACGTATGTTACAACAGGCTCTTTTGTTGTCCTGTTCCACATATATACCTGGTCCGGCTGCATCCACGGATATTTCTTTAGAGCTTCTTCTTTAGGTGTTCCTGATACATAGTTTGGATCCTCTGAAACAAATTGTGTCTTTGGCCCTGTAGCTTTTGCTTGCTCAACAGGTGTGCCACTTGCATCCATTACTGATTTAGCTGTATTATCTACATCAAGTTGCACAGTTTGCTGATTGTTAGGCTTAGCCGGCGCAAAACTTATATTTCCACCTATCTTTGCCCCTGACGTCGCTGCGCTCAAATCTTCTTCCGCTTCTGCGTTATCTTTTGCGCTTTGGTCATATTCGTTAACAACCTGTTGAGCAACACTGCCAACTTTTGTTGTGCCTTGTGCCTTTCCCTCATTGCCATAGCCAAGATAATCATCGAACGCTTTTTCGTCCTGTATATCGTAATCATTTTTAAGCTCATTGTATAATGCCTTACGATGTTCAGCATTGTTAAGATAATTTCTAAAATCATCCTCGCTGCCTACATCATAAGTACTCTGTAACTCGTCATACAATTTCTTTATATTGTCGTCTTGTTGTGCCATATCTTTTAATATTTACATTCCTGGTAATTTCTTCTTTCCTGGTAACTGTTTCTTGCGTCTTGCTTTGCGCTCAACATTTGCAGCAATCTTTTCAGTGCGTATAGGCTTAGTGTCGCCTATCTCATTTTTACTGTCTGTTTCCACTCCATAATCTGTAGCATATCTTTGTACGGCTCTCTTATAGTCCTCAGCACTGTTGTAATGATGTATAACTCCGTCTATGTTAAGAGTGTATCTGCCTTTACTTCCGCTACCGCTGCTACCACTACGTCCGCTACCACTCGATTTTGTGCCTTTCTTGCTGGCTGATATATGGTTACGTTCTTTAGCCAAATCATAATTTCTGTCGTTCTTGTAAAGGCCTTGCTCTTTCTTCGATGCATCCATTTCTAATTTGTCTGCTTGTTTTGCAGCGTTGTCTCGCAACTTGCGCTGTTCGGCTGCGTCTTTTGCATTTGCTGCGTCTTGTTTCTGCTGCAATGCGGAATAATACCGCCTTGCTATTTCGTATTGTCTGGCATTAAGGCGCCGGCGTTCTGCAGCCTCTTTTGCAGCCTTATTGACAACTGCGGACATTGATGTCGGTTTAGCCGGTGTAGCGCCTGCCATTGCTCCTGCAACATTACTCAATGCGACAAGACCATCTGTTAGAGCCGCAAGACTTCTATTCGACTTCTCGCGTTTCTCGCGTGCAGCCTTTTCTTCCGGCGTTTCTGGACGATCTGCCCGAGAATTTATGAATTCTTGTAAATAGTCACGTTGTCCGCTCTTGTCAACAATAACAGGAGATTGAGCAAACTTCCTGTAATTGTTAGCCTGCTCTCTCTCTTTAGATATGTTATCAATAATGGTCTGGCGTGTAATTGTCTCTGCTGGTGCCTTCTGCGTCGTACCGGTGGGTAAAGGTTTTTTCTCACCTTGTTGTTGCCTATCCTGCTCCTTAACTCCGTTATCCAGTTGTTTCTGGTTTATTGTAGGCACTACACCAGCTTGTTTTTTCTTCTCTTCTTCAGTCATATCACCATTTCTTTCGTTGAATTAGATATAGATTGTTATCATCAACAGTATCTGGATTTACAGAGATAAGATTACCGCCTTTATCTACTCCCGTAACCGACTCGGGCGATTTGCTACCGCCTTCACCGCTGTTTGCCATTACAGACGATGCTGCTGAAAGCGCACCAGTAACAGCAGCTGCCGTATTATCCCTTTTAGACTGCTCTGCGGCAGCCTTAACAGCTGACTTTTGTGCCTCAATCTCGTTATTTGTATTCCTATGCTGCGCCTCAATGTTGTCTTTCCTATTCTGAGCATTGACTGTTGTGGTTGCTAACGCATTACCTACTGCTTCAGCGTTACGCTGCTGTGTGCCCGCCAATGACGCATCTGTGCCACCTGTAACCTTCTGCTTGCCGCGCGCGGCCTGATTTCGTTTCTTTATTGCCTCGTTGGTCATTGACAACATACGCTGTGCGTCGGCGCGCTGTGTGGCATCCTCGTTGTAACGCCTGTTATACCAATTATTATTCTCTCTCTTCATCTTGTTGAGTGTGGCAAGCTGTTCTTTTCGTTGCTTGTTTGCTGATATCCCGCCGAATATTGCATTACCAATTGATGAAGCAAGCGCTATTCCGCCTGTCAGAAAAGGAGAAATAGCCATACATACATTATCCGGATCAATGTATGCGATGATGTAATTAATTAATTCAAATATGTTCATAAGCTTATTATTAGAATAATGCACAAATATCTAATAATAAGAGCATTTCAAGGGCATATCTGCGCAAAACAAAAGGCACAACGATATGTGTTGTGCCTTGTTTATTTATCCATACGGCTTAATGCTTACTCGACCTATATAAGGTGCCACAAGCGCACTGCTGATAGCGTCTCGCGTGTCTGTAATTTCTTGCAAGTAAATATTCATCGGGTAGTCTGGTGTCGTCTTGCTTACCCACTTATAGACGCAATTATTAACAATATAATCATGTATAAGCCTACGAAGGTGTAATATTGTCGTCTGGCTCCTTTCCGCATGGAATTGTAATATCATTGTATATTTGTCTGCATCGTCAGGCTCATTTCCTATAACTGATTTGTCTTTTATTGGTACCTTTGAATACGGCGAGAGCATATTTACAGCATCATAGAAGTAGCGTGATACCAAGTTTAGCATAATCTCTCGATTGTTGTCGTCCTCAATATCCTTAACATCATGCGCGTCACGCCCTTGCCTTTCAATAGCTTTTCCAATGAGCAAACATTGTTGACTGATATCTGTTACCAGCTCGTCAACATCATAAACCAACGTAACGTCCTTATTAATCTTCTTCGTCGTTCTCATTTTCACTTGTTGAATTAATTAGTGCATTGATACGCGAGGCCACCTCATTGGTAACCTGAACGTCGCCGTTAAATTCTATAGAACTGAACTTCGGCCTTACATAAGCCTGGGCATCGAAATACACACGGAAATAGTCTCGCCCATGAAGGTTCGCAAGCTCTTGAGACATTCGCTCCGGATCTTCCATGAGCTGTATAAGATTGAACAATGCATCATCTCCGCCCAATCGTGTACGTTTATTTGGCGTGCCTTTTTTCCGTCCGCCTGTCTTTGCATATCCTTTAGGCCTGCCCACTTTGTTCATCTGCATTTCCTCCGTTGTTTAATTGTTGTTGCTGTTGCATCTCCTGTAATTGCTGTTGCTCAGTATTAATGATTGACAACAACTTGTCGCCAAACGGGAACGCACCGGCCTCTAACATTGCTTTTAGACTTATCTGTCCGCTCTGCCATATCTGAATTAAGAAATCATTTGCAACCTGACGGAAGACTGGTGATGTCTGACTTTCTGATATGTTGATGTCATAGGATATATCTTTTACCTTTGACGGATTAAACTTTATCTTCCTTCCGTCACGGCCAACAATGCTGACAATCCTGTCTGTGTCGTAGTACTGCTGTATATTCTTGCAGTCCTTTAACGCAGATTGCTTTCTGAATGAACTGAAAGAAGTCAGTATGCCCTGCAATGACACCGCGGCGTTCTGCGTCTGTTGCGCGTAGTATGCGCCAGATACATTGCCTACACTCTTGCCCTGCAATGCAGCATTTACGCCGGTTATATCATCGAAGAAAGAGCGCTCCATGCTTATCAGGTCCGCTATTCCGAGATTTTGCACAGAGTTAGTTATCTGCGATGGCAACGGGACACCAGCCTTTGGCTTGTAGACAAATACTCCGCCAGGGCGCGCCCATACTTCGGCAAGATCTTCTATCGTCAAATTAGTGCCTTCAAGTGCCGTCGTCGGCACAGCCAACAGACCTTTAGCCGATGTGCGCATAAGATAATCGTTAAGATTGAGAAGCCTGTTAACATGGCGCTGCAACTCTATAACATCTGCGACAAATGGGTGTATCTCTGAGTTGATAAATGGATAGAACTTGAATACATAAGGATGCTGCCCATGTTCGTATGGCGTTTCACCTTCCATTATTACTTCACCAGTAGGCGCGAAGTAACGGAAATACCAATAGTTATCCATGAACCACTCGGCTGTTATGAGATTTTCTGTAATCTCTTCTTCAGACACACCAGCATTCATTGCTTGCTGCATACGCTGTGAATTAACCATATCGACAAGCTCGCGCTTATCCTTTAACTCGCACTTGAATAACTCGCCGTTTAGGTGATCGTAGCAATGATAACGTGGTTTTCGCTCCTTCGTCCACACTTCTATCACTCTACACATACTGCTGTCTGTTGGCAGCAAGAATGAAGAGTTTATCTCTTTGCGTCCGAACTGCCGTGCGCTGTCAAGGATATAGGCCTCACTCGCGGCATAATGATAGATCTTGCGCAGTTTCTCGATATCAGCATTACTCTTTGCAAAATAGTTTAACAACGAGTTCCAGCTCATATCGTGTATTTCGCCGATGATATTGCAATCCCAACCGCGCGAATCCTTCATGTTGTTATCGATGAAGAACAAATCCAAATCCGGCACAGTCGTCCAGCAATCAAGCCTGTCATTAACATAGTTGTACGTTTTTTTACATACGGCCGCACCGCTGACTACATAATCCTCAAAGATGTCTGCATACAATGATATACCATCGTTGATGTCATTAACATACGTAAGTAACTCAGATAAGCAATCGCTTTCCGTTTGCTCGTCCCTATCTCTTGCTACGCAGATAGGCTCCAGGTTCTGATTGATATATGTACCCTTCAGCGTCGACACGAGCTTTCTTATCATATTGTTTGATAAAGCCTGGCCGCCGCGCCCTTTTAGAAACTGCCGTTCGGTCATTCTCCGGCCATGTTCATCTCTTACAATGTCAGACAACTGGTCCCCATACGTATATTGCAGGCACCTGTTACGCTGTTTCCTGAAGCTATCCATATTAGTCCAGCAGTGTTCAGCCTGTAGCAACACATCGTATGCGTGCTTGTCTGCCAAAGGGTGATATGATGGTAAATTATAATTTTTCATGCCTTGTATTTTTGCAAAAATAAAAATCAACGGCCTTATTAATTGCATATCTGCGCAAAGCAAACGCATTTCTAAAAAATTTCTGTAATAGATAAGGACAAATAAAATTGCCCTTATCTATTTTTTAACGAAGTCTATTAGTTAGTTTATCAACATATTCAGCAGTAAGTTGCGATATGCTATCTTTAACGCTTATTTGCACCCAGGCGCCTACAACAAAGTATTTATATGGCGTACCGCTAAGCCTTATCAATTTATCATCATCAGCTGCACCGACAAGCAACCATTTATTCATATCCCTACTGCCCCACATTACTATACTTTTATTTACCGATAGCGTTGAGCGCTGAAGTAGTGTGCGTATTGTTTTAAAGCTATCAGGACTATCAATCTTTAACGGCCTTGTAATATACATAGCTTTGTCAGAGATAAGAGCATCGCTTAATTTATCAAACACGGCAATCGTTGTCTTATTATCATCATCAACCATATTAACTATAGTACCTGGATAATCTTCAACGGACGATGTCATGCGATTGTCTATTGTGGTCCACATCTTTGATGATAAATCATATAGATATGCTACATGTGTGCCTTTATCATCTGCATTGTAAGGCCGATATATTACAATTCGATAATTTGCATAATCAAATGCAATTCTGGCGTCTGAATGTATGTACTCCGAAAAATCTTTGCCTTCGAGTAAATCTGACAGACCAAATCTTTCTGTTATTATACCAAATCCAGGAAGATCATTTGCATTAAACGATGTGTAGCGTTCTGACAGATCTGCACTTAACAATGTAGTGCGTTCACCGATCAACTGCATCAATCCTCTATCCGACAGAAACACTATTGCATTATCGATCTGCAATGCGCTGTCAGGATCATTATTCAGCAATGTTTCTCTTGTCGGTGGATTTGTTGCGACAAACAATCCTGTTTGCCCTACGCTCAACGGCCAGATGCCGTCCGTACAAAAAGCATATAATGGCAGTGTTCCGTAGGCTGTGCCCTCGCTCATGGCTTTTGTCGCGCTCTTTATTGCTATAATTTTGCCGGTACCAATAACATTGACACCTTCGGCAGGGAAGAAGAACGGATTGTCAACTTCACTTGTGTACATATAATTAGGATATAAAATAGCTCCCTGGCTCTTTGTTAAAGCGTTTACCGTATCATCAAGAAAGTCGTATTCCATGCCGTATTTATCTATATCAAAATCTGCATCATAGAAATATGCCCCATGAAGGAATGGATGCGTTTTTAATTTGATTGTTATCAACACATATCTGCTGCCGTACAGTATAAGTTCTATGCGTTTTGCATCTGGATGCGGGTAATAGAAATAACCCATATTGACAAAGATGTTATAGGCAGAGACATCAGGAAGAGCTGCTGTTGTTGTCGTACCGTTTGTTTCAATTACAACCTGTCCACGAATATTATATTCTCCTTTTATCGCCTGGCCACCAAGCCAGGTATAAGGAATGTCACGAAAAATAACATTAATATTAGCTGCGTTCAACCTGCCATTATAAGTATGCATTAATTGTGGTTGTATCGACTGCCAAGAGTTGTAATCATCAGTAAGAGTATCAGTTCTTGCCGTCAGATTATCCAGCGTATCTTTCGGGAATTTTACAAAAGACATATCAGTCGGTGCATTTATCACATCGCCCTTTCGAGGCCATACCGTGGATGATTGGTTAAGATTAAGATACGGCCATGTCATTGTCTTATTGTCTGTATCTTCAGCACTGCCAAGTTTCAACGCTTCTTCGATAGTGTATTCTTTTAATGGATAGAATAAATAAGAACTTTCGACCTGCTGCTCTTCGGTATCGCTTTTTTGTTCAAACTTGATGATATGGTGATAAAAGCCAAATTCTGCCAACATACGCTGTACATAAGCATCCATGCTCTCCTCCGGCACAATCTTGTTAAAGTCAAGGTATTGCGAGTGATAAAGCATCGCTGTGTATATAGGATCCGGTGTGTCGCCTAAACCTGCATCTCTAAAAAAAGAACATTCTTGAGATTGCATCACCATATTGGTGCTGGTCTCATTATTTGCATCGTTACCTTCCGGAACTATATAATACTTATCATTCAATTCACCGGCCATAGATCCGAGACGAGGAGGCGAATATCTTGTAGAAACAATAGATCCGAGAGAAAGGCCCTCGTCCATATATGCAGCATAGGCACCTTTACGCCAGTTCTCTACAGAATACTCTTCAGGCACATGTCCAGGAACGCTGGTATTGTCTTCTTGTCCGCTTATTCCATAATAAGGTATCTTTTCTTTGCGCACAAGAACCATGTTTTTAGGATCTTCTGTGTACGACTGGAGCTGAGGGGTAATAAACACGCATATTCTGTCTATAACATCAGTCCATTCTTTTAATGTTTCAGCGTCTTTTTGTGAAATCAAGGTCTTTGCACATAGGACAAATGGGCGAAATAATATCTTAGATTTTACACCGATGTTCCAAGTGTATGAATTTCCGTCTTCCGTAAGACGTGGTTTTATCAAATAGGGCCATATAATAGGATTGTCCTCTTGTGAAGGAGCAATCATAATAGGTGCGCTCTGCATAATATACGAACCGTCATATAGCCGGTATGCTGTGCGCACAAAGAATTTGCCAATAAAAAGGCCTTGCCGTCTCAGTTCTCCTTTTATTTCGTTAATGCGTCCGAGCAAATAATCTAACCATTTAGGATAATCTTCATACTTGCTCTCATAACTCAGCATGCTTCCTGGCGAGAACTGCAGATCCGCGGTAAACTGTATTTCCTGATTTTGGTTATCCGTTGATACCATATAGCCGTCATTAAGGCTAACATCACCTTTACCGCTTACATTGCCGGCATAATGTGCCGCGCTAAACTCTAGCTTTATGTCTGGTGGAGCCTGTCCGAGATATTTATATTCGCCTGTCTCCTTGTATCTGTAGTAATGTATACCTTTGTATTCGCTACCGGTAAATGACACAACAAGAATATTACCGACACTTGTTATCTTGTACTTGCCTTCCTCAAACAGCCCATTTGCAGGATAATTTATTTTTGTTTTATTGTCGGCCGTTTCAAACCATGCGTTATTTTCATTATCAACAATGATATGTATGTCTCCGACTGATGTCTTATGCACAAACACAAGGCCTTTCCAGCCTGCATCTAATTTTGAAATAGACTTCAGCGCTCCTACGCCCTTCAGTCCAGATCCGCTATTACACACATTGTGGCATATCATCATATCGCCGTCGTCTGAATAATAATCATTAACGGCAGTTGTCAATCCTTTTAGTGGAATATTCTTTATTTTACCTGTTATCATTGCTCGTGTTTATAACGTACCATTTTCACCGGCTCGTAACCTTGTGGCATTTCATTTCCAAGATAGTTATCCCCAATATTATTATTTGTAATGTGATGTATGCGAACATACAGAAGATCTCTATATGACATAAGTAATGTTTCTGTAATAGACGGATATTCTACATTACATATCTTGAGCCATTTATCAAGTACATATTCTGAAAGATAATCCTTAATCAAACGTTCCAATCCAACTTTAAGGACCTCTTCGTCTATATTAAGAGGGAACTTGAAAGTAATATTCAGAGCATCGTCGACAGGTCCTGCTTCTTTTATAAACGCGCCGCCATGCAATAAGATATTGTTACAACCTTCAGAAAAGAAATCTGACAACACCTCTTCATTCTCTTTTATTGTGGCGATATCATTGTAGCGAGAGACAACATTTCCATCAGCAGTTTCAGCCCTTAACTTACTACCGATATAAGCCGACTCCACACCGACACGTTCCAGTATGTCAGATTTATTTACAGTGATATTAATTTCCATGTGCCGCCGGTATTAAATTAAACATTAAAAGCGCATTATTTTGCTTTTTCTGATCTACGTAAACCCTGCCGCAATATTCAGGATCCAGGCCAAGAGCACAATATATTTGTTGAAGGTAAGGACACGGTATAAGCACACGGCCTTTGCAGTCGCGTGCAAGGCCATGTGTCTGTGTCATTTCAACATTATGTGGATTTACTGCAAGTATATAGCCTTTGTCAGTTCTTGACCAAACAAAACGCAATGAATTCTCGCCCTTCGGATCAGCGTCAAGCGATCTGATAAGCATCTTGTTAAGATATGCGTATGTATGTTTTGGAATATACACACAACTATGCATTCCGTCTGTCAGCAAATAATGCCGTTTGCCAAATATTTTTCCAAAAATCTTCATAAGGCAAATATATATATTATATTATTCTTTGCCTGCATATCTGCGCATATCCTTCAGAATATCATTCGTCGCCTGATGTTGTGTGTAGCATTTACGACTCCTGAATGTTATCGTTTCGTAATAAGTATGCGCATTTACGCTATTTTCAAGCCTTTGCAGATATTCTTCCAGACGTTTATTCCCTTCCGGTGTATCGTCAAATATATACGAACACACCCAATATCGTTCTACGCCTCTGTCTTTGAGTATCACACACTTATATTTATACCCAAGCAATAGTTCAAGTATCTTATTTATTAATTCCATCACTGTTACTCCTTATCCAACGTTCTAATTCTTCACGATCTATAAACACTCTTCTCTTTGTAGGACGATAACAAGGGATATCGCCTTGTGCCGTCAGTTTATACAGGTAGCCTTTTGCATACCCAGTGTATAAAGATGCTTCATCCAGGCTTAACAGCGTACTGACATTTGCCCTTGTCAGTTGCGTTAACCTGGATATCTGCCGCTGCATCTTCATTATTTCATGCTTGATATCTTTTAATTGATCTTCCTGCTTACTCATAACTTAAAATCATCGTTAAACATTCTGGTACCATTTTCGTCAGAAATTTTATTCAGTTCCAGGCACAACCGCCTTGTACCATTCTGTATATACACTTCCTGACCTTTGTTCTCTACTTTGCGCAAAGCGCGTATTAATTCTATTACTGTCATGGTTTATTTGTAATTTTTATTGTTCGTTTAATAATTCGGAGTTATCATATATATTACCGATTACTTCACATTTGCTGCTTACGAGCATAGGTTTTTTCCTTGTCGAGCTTCCTTTATGGTAACCAACAATAAATGCTCCGTTTTCAAATCTTACAACCATAGGCATTTTCTTTCCATTGTAGCCTTGCTGTAGGACAATATCTCCTTCGTAAATTTCCGTGCCGTTCTTGTCTTTCAGTCCTGTATATTGACCGATTGTTTCTTCGTCAACCATGTAGTCGTTCACAACATATCCGAAGTTGTCGGTATTAAACCATTCAAGATTCTCAAATATTACTTTTTCTTTGTATATACTTTGTAAAACCTTGACTTTTACTTCGCCTAAATATCCATAAAGCCATTTCCCTGTGCTTACAGACTTTCCTCTAAATTTTATCCCTCTGTTCATTTCTTACCTTTCTTTTTAAATAATATCTATCTATTTTCTCCAAGAGTGCTGGGTATAACATTAACCATATCCAATACCAAGAAAACAAGGAGTATAGTAGTATTTTAATAATGTCGGTCTTTGATAAAGAAACTTGTCTTATCCTTAAGATAATGTATGCTAACATAAAACTGATAACACAACCGACAAAATAGTAAAATAGTATTCTCATTTCTCGTCCTCCTCATTTGTTGGTAATAAATCATCAAGATATGCCCATTTCTCGATGGCATCCATTTTACACTCAAAATCGTCGCATTCTTCATCATCCCATACTTGGTGCGTTACATTCCAATAACGAACGCCATATCCGTATCCAGTTGACAAATGCCCTAAAACAAGGCATGGTATTTGAGGATATAAGTCATTTTCGTACTCACCATATATTTGAGGTATCTCGCTTGCATCATGCCACACGCTGTTTATGCGCCATTCTGCACCAACAACAAAACTCTCTCTACAAAATTTTTCAATTGTAACACCTAAAGCAGATGAACTGCCAACCAATTCTATCTCTTCATTTGCTGCCTTTTCAATATCTTTTCTTTCCATAATTATTTGTAATTTTCAGTTGTTCCTAAAAGATGTGCTGTTTTTTCGTTGTAGGGGATGCACTGATTGAAACATTGATCAAGACACATATAAGGAAATCTTTCCTCTCCATCGTATCTTTCAAAAAGGTTTATACCCCATTTTTCATAGTCATCATCCCTTACCAACACCTTGTCAAACGGTTTGAACTCGTATTTAGGCTTTTCTTCAATGCCTAATTTCTTCAAGCACTCTTTTGCCTTTGGCACTTCACTTGATTTGAGTGCATTAACTATCCTCTGCCTTTGTTCTTCCGTAGCGATATGAATATTTATCAATCTCCACGCAGGTTCATAAAATACAAGGCTTTTACTTGTTAGTGTAGCGTATGAAGAAAAGGTTTTTTCTTTAAGATTAAGACTTTTAAAAATTCCTACATGGTCATTATTTCCTCCAAATGCTACAATGTCACCATCCTCGAACGTCATATATTCGGGAACTTCGAGCATAAGATCTAAAGATGCTTCATCGTTTATGAATACTCTGCCATCAGGAGTATAGTTGTATGTTTTTTCTATAGTTCCTTCGGTAATGAGTACGACCAAACTATCTGATCTTAACGCATCAAAACACACAATTCTGACACTTTGGCCGTCACGAGTTACCACTTTACCCTCGACCTCACCATTCGTGATTTTCTTGGCAAGTTCTACATCGAATTGGATTTTTACATATTTCGTTTCCATAATTATTTGTTCTCCTTTGATTGTTCAACTTCTTTCATTTTGAAATGCAGCATCGCTATTGCATTCCAGGCTACTTGCGCTGCGTGCATGCAACCTGTATCAGTATCAATGGCATTGCCTTTCTCGACCTCAGTAAGGTGCCTAAGCATTGCTCCCTTGTAGCGCTCATATCCGTCAGGCAAGTTTTGCCAGCGGTTTGGGCCATACTTCTTTGCCCCGGCGGTGTAGACCTTACCTATTTCTTCAAGTTCCGGCCACGGCAGCAGCTCCATCATTACCTTATTGTCTTTTCTGTCGTTCTTCACTGATTCTGTTGGCATACTATTTAAAATTTCATACAATTTAGATATATTTTTTAGGGTGTTAACTATTGCAAACATAACACTTATTGTTTAGTCTTTAAACATTTAATCTCAGCATGAAGCTGTTTGATAGCGAAGTCTAAACCTTCAATAATGCCTTCTGAATAGTGAGTTTTCATACTATGCTTTATTTGTATGTCTTCGACCTCTTTCTTCTTAGATGCAAGCAATGTGATATGTCTTTGCAGGCATTTTTCGAGAGATTGTTTAAGCATTTCTTTTATTGTCTCGTCTATCGGCTGTGAGGGCGCTTACTGTTTTAGCATATCTTCATTTTCCATGATTACATACCTTTCTACGATAATAATTACACTTTTTAATGTCTCTCGATCCTTCTGTGTCGTATATATATTGATTTCTTTCTGCTTTCTCGAAACCAACAAAGAAGGAATTACATTGCCATCGGTTAAATCGTTCCCATTGACGGCATTTTTCAGCATAAATATCCCATCGCTCTTCGTAATATCCCTTTTGTAATATTTTCTTGCGGAGTTTTCTTATTGTTTTTGCTTTCATAATACTAAATTTATAGACCAATTTTTCTTCCCCACTTAATAGTGAACTTATATAATTTATTGTCAGTGTTAAAATAAAAATCACCTGTTAAAATCCATTTTATTGGCTGTATAATAAGAGTAACAAATAAATTCCAAACAAGAAATAACGGATAAGTAATTCTATATATAACACTACCTTTCCTTTTCCCTATCCTATGCGCATATAAAAATGTGCGTCCACTATCGGCAAGAATACGATATTGGTCATCTGTCAGCTCTACACCCATATTAGATAATTTTTCCCTTAATTGATAAGGATATAACTCGTCTAAATATTCTGTTTTCATAATCACATATCTTTTAATCTCATTAGTACATCTTTATTCATTTCAAGTATTTCTTTAAATGATGCTGGTCTGATCCATGCTATAATATCAGAGCCTGTATAATTGCACCAACCGTACTTGTCGGTCTTAACAATATCTTCTTTGCTTCTGTGGCAATAGAATTGGTCTCCTTCTGCATTAATCACCCAAACAGCTTCATCGTATTCAGGCAGCTCTTTTGAGGCATCTACTAATAAAGATTTTAAAGCCTCGTCCCAGCCTGCGCAAAAGTCCTCAATGCAATACTTCTTTCTGTCGTCAAACTGCGGTATGCTGTCTGCGTATTCTTTTGCTTTCTGTTCTTTTATTTCCATAGTTTATATTTATTTGTCTGTTGATATATAGCCTTTCTCGATGCACCAGCACAACATTTTGTAGACTGTATCAATAAGGTTATCCCCACTGTACAAATTACCAGTAGAAGCCACATCGTAATAATAATAGCCGATATGCCATACTCTGCTAAGAAGCCCATACTCAATCTTTAATACAAACTTATAACCATCTTTATCTGTTATTTCTTTTGGCAGAATGTCTAAGATGTCCTGCAAAGTGTATGTCTTAATACTTTCAACTTTCATCGTAGCAAGACATGGCGAAGGCTCGCTAAAAGACACAAACCAATTTGTTACGACTTCGTTCGTGTTCATTCTTACAACCCTATGCCAATACGCACTTGCATTATTCGCAGATATGCCAAGTTCTTTCAAGTGGCGCATCTGTAATCTGTCTAATACTTGTTTGCTCATAAATCAGATTTTAAATTCCATTTCTATTCCTGCTAAGGTTATCATATTCTGAAATTCATGGAGGTATTTTAAACAATTTTGCTCTGTTACTTCTCTACGTTTAACAGATATACATATATAAGCACATTTGCCATCCTCAAACTCAATATTTATAAAATTGTTCTTCTGGTCTTTATACAGATATTCTTTTCTATATCCGTCACTTTCCAAAACAAACCCATTCTTCAGCAATATCTCTTCTGTCAGTGGCACCGGAAGCATATCTTCCTCTTTCTCCTCCCACACGTCGCCTTCGTTACCTTCAAAATCGAGGTAAGCGACATCATCAAATATACCTGTCACATACATCGGGAACTGAGTTTTAGCTCCTGCCAGCACCCAGTTTCCGAGCATCAATTTTTTTGTCTTTATCATTGTTTTAAATCCACTTCTTAAATTCTTCTATTCCATCTTTCTACAAGTTCATCTATAGAATCGTAAAGTTGTATGCCAATCTGCTCACCTTCATACATAGCTATAGGACAAATATTGTCATTGCTCTCGTTCTCGTCATATTCGTGGCAAATAGCATAGCATAAACCACTCCACGGATCATTTACATAATCATCGTCGTGGATATTACCTTCATCATCGCAAACATAAATCATCGGTACTTTGCCGCAAAACGGGCAAGGTTTCAATCTTTCATCTGTTATCATATTTGTATTATTTTTTCACTACTGTCCAAAGAAATTTTCCCATAGAGTCAACTGACCATCATCGGAGTTTTTCATCGGACGTTTTGGTTTAACGAATAGT